CACTATCAGCCACAGCAGCCAAGCTAGAAGTTGACTCTGCATAAAGGTAAGAATCCATCGGCCAGATTGATCCAGACCCATTACCTGTTGCTTCAGAAGAACCTACTGAATCGTAAGAAACTTGTTCACTGCGTTGTAGCAAATATCCCTGCGAAGTATTAAAAGAAGACGATATCCTGGGGCGTGAGCGATTATATGTTTCAATATTACTTTCTGTATTTAAAAGAGCTAATGTTGTTACTGGAGTGGCTCCAATATTAACGGTAGAAACTTTTTTATCATTTTTCCAAAAATTAGTTGAAAAAGTTAAACGTGATCTTGAGGCAGATAAATAGGTGTAAATTTCCTTCGGATAGATTGTTTCTGCGTAAGAAGTTAATCGTATGATATCAGTACCATCTACATTTGTTGGCAATTCTGATACGTGATTATCTCTAAAAGATTCGTATGGTCTTTTTATTTTATTGGTATTCCATTTTAGCGCTCCCGAATAACGATTATTTAATTCTCTGTTGGCAAATCCCATAAGATAATTGCCATAAGAATATTTAACTGTAACGTTAACAGGAGAACCATAATTTGTTTCTTCTGCCGTGCCTGGATGGGTTTTTATATGGTGTAAAATAGGCTTATAGCGAGATGAAATAGGTGCCTCACGAAAACTACCTAAAAATCTATAATCTAGAGTATTTCCTGCACGATCTGATGCTGTTCTAGTTGTATAGAAGCCAAGCGTTCTTGTAGCAGAGCCAAAATTCATTCTTTGCTCAGGTGTTAAATTTGGGGTCACTAACGGAATTTCATAAACATTATTCTTCCAGTAATATGAACCCTCAGTAGTATCACCCTGGCGTAACTGGCTCCAAGGAACAAATCCGACATTTTCTGTTGACCAAAGAAATGATGTCTGCCCTGAACTGTTGCTAAAAATAGCAGCAGTACCAAAGGCATTAATTTCTTCAGAAGTCAAACTACTGGTTGTAATAGTAATATTTTTTGGATAATGTGAGGAAGATAAAATGAATTCATCCATCATCTCTTTTCCTGGTGCATTAGTACCAGATAAACTCATAAACCACGAACTACGGTCTCCCGCTGGTATAGGACGTGTTAAAAATCCGTTATCCCGAACAGACCCAGTGCCTAAAGTATAGCCAGCGCCGGGTGTTGTCTCTGTACTTAACATTGTTATGCGATTAGTAGTATTTCTTTGAGTTTGATGAATAGATGCTGTGGCAGGAACTATTGTAAGAGAACCAAACGTAAAATTAAAACCATTGTTTAGATTTGATAAATTTTGAGCACCATATGCTTTTAATTGATCTATTCCCGAACTAGAAACAAAACCTCCCCACCCAGCAAATGTTTTAAGATTAGTATTGTAGACTTTCCGGACTGGAATATTCCTAAAGGGTAATGCATTATTTGGAGACAATTGATCTAAAGTTACATCCCTAAACTGTTGCCGAGACTCTAGCTTACCACCAGGCGCAGCGAACCTGCTGACAAAAACGTTTTGATTTGTTCTTCTGGAAGATCTCTGCCTAGGATTAGAATAATCCACAGATCCTGTTCTACCAATAACCAAGTCATTGTGATAGGGCACAGACTGACTTCTCATGGTCAAAGGTGTCACAAAGGCAGTGGGAATTGATCCCGTGTAATAAGACCCTGTATTGAAAACAAAATCCATATTAGCCGCATCACGATCACCTGTTTGTAATATTTGGTACCCTAATTTATAGTTGCCAAGAATATTAGCCCCATCTGCTGGAGTTAGAGACCCTGTAAAGCTTTTTATATTTTCTATATTGAGCGGTGACTTGGATGCTAGTCCTCGCAAATAATGACCCTTGGGCACACTACCCGTAATAATTCTTCCTATTTCAATCTGCCCACCAGCCACATTAAGAAAGTGGGACTCTCGCCGAGGTTGGCTTGGCGAAGGATCAGGCGTTGGCAAACTCATAGGAGCAACATGTCGGGCTTGAAATCCCCCAACATGCTGTTGTGTAAACGGTGTCTGCATGGGGACACTATTATCAAAAGGGTGTATTACATCTTCATGGAGGTTAACTATGTTTATTCCAGTCAGTCCGCCTCTTAACAAAGTGCTTTGATAACCTCCAAGAGTGTTACTAGAACTTAATGTAGTGAAGGGTGCTAATAACTCCCCTTTATAATTGGTGCCATCTTTTGTGGCTTTAAATGCTATGGTTGTCTTAGTGTTTGGCTCTCTTTCATCACTACAATCTTCTAGGCTCTCAAAAGTAGAAAATATTACATCTTTTATGTTTCTTCTTTTATTAATGTGCTGATTTATTCCACCTAAATAGGGAAAATTAAGTTTCGCACTTAGACAAACAATTTTACTACTACTGTGTTCTTGTTGAACTGCTGTTAAGATGGAATTAGCAGATGGTTGATTGAGAGTAGTAATATTGAGGTGACCGTTATTTCTTAAAGCTTTTGTTTGCCACCAAAAACAATTTACATTTTGCTGTGCAATACTGTCATCAGAATTTAAAGGAGCGTGATTGTGTTCCCAGCCTGGATCATCAGGACAAATAGATCCTAAATTGCGAACTGTCCCATTTAATTCAGGTATCTGAACCTTATATGATCCTGGGTATTTATATTGTATTTTTGATCTTTCTAAGGAATGATTCTCAATTATAGTTCTAACATTTTCAGCCTTGGCAACACTAGCTGGCATAAGCTGCTGTATCATTTCACCCATAGACACATCAAGCCACTTATAAAATTTCACATATTTTTCAAAATCTGGTGGTCCTTCCACGTTGCGAAAGAATATCTCCCTTAATTTTTCTAAATTTTTATAAGAATGTCTATATTTATTTACTGGTTCTCCGATCAAATTATTAAATTCATCTATAGAAGCAAATAGTTGCAACATTCGCTCCGAAATACTGCGATACAAACTTTTCTCTATTGCAAAAAATAAATTTTGAGGTCGGTAGTTGATTGTAAAATATTCATCATCAGAGTCTAATATTCTAATCATATCATCCGATAAAGAATAATCAACGGGCTGAAGTTTTCCTGTATGAATATATTGTTTTTCTACTACAGTTGTAGCGTCGGGGAAAAAGTCACCTAATCCAGTATGCTGCCTTAAATTTATATCACTAAATGTAGAGTCTGATCCATTTTGATAATTTGATATATATCCCCCATTTACAGACCCAGAAGAGAAATCACTAACTGCGAATTGTCCCGAAGCATTACTACTGCTTAGATTTGCAAAATCCCAATTTAATGCCAGTGTTTGAATTTGAGGAATATAGACATTTGGTTTTTTTGTTTGGAACGAGTAGGCATTTCTGTAGGGATTTTTTGTGCCAAAACTAAAAGATTCTCTAGCATGAAGATCAATAATTGAATTAGGTATGTAATCGCTCCAGTATCTAATGCTTGTTGCTCTAGTATCTCCATACTCCAGAAGATTTCCATTAAAATTAGTCCTATGGGCTCCAGCATATAATCTTTTAGCTGAATTTATCATTGCCGAACCTGATGTATACTTTAAATCTACTTTAGATGAGAAGCTGTCAGTTTTGACATCGCCTTGATATGAGACACCATAAAGTTCTGCCTCGTATTCTAAAGCACTCCCACCAGCGAAAGATGTTCCAAGAACACCTTCTGCAAAAGGATATTTTTTAGGTTTAACACTTAGTGCAAGATTCCATTTTTGATTAGTATAAACCCCTGAGAAAATAGAGCTTGTTAGTATTGTTTCGCCTGCTCTGTTCTCAACGGCAAAGTACACATCTTGGACTCTCTCCGGGGGCGAAAAAATAGTTGCATAATCACCAGGAGCTTTGACAGCATAAACTTGAAGCCCCCAATCGTGATTGCTACCTATCCAAGTTAAATCTGTAGATGTAGGAGTAGGAAATTGAGGTGTGTGATAACCAAACAAAGATGAGGTTACAGGCATATACGGAACAAAATTTAAATTATCTATATTAGATCTATCAGGGAATATAAATTCACCCTCAACCGTAAAAGCAAATTCTTCTAAGTCTGATGCAGAAGATCCAGAACCATTAATAATGCCGTAAGAAGCTGGATTGGAGCTATTATAAAATTGATATACAGTTGCTTGATTACTTTGTGCTGAACTTAAACCAGAAAAATCTGCGTATTTTTTAGTTGAAGATACAGTTCTATAACTGCTTGTTAAATAGTATTCTGAATTATTTGCATAAGCATTTAACGCTATAATATCCTCATCAACCCCCAGACATCTAATAAAATTTCGGATTGACTTTGCTGTACCTTTGGATTTATATATAAAATTTAAGTTATTGTATATGTTTCTGTAAATTAAGTTTTTAGTATTTATTAGCGTTTGGTCAAACTTTATTTTCTCGTCCCGTTGATTAAACTGTGCCAATGCGCTAATATTTTCAAAAATTTCTGGAGTTTCTAATCCAACGTTTGTAAGCAAGCGATCCACATAGGGAAATTCCTTTATGCTACCGGTGAGACTTCCACTAACATAGTCTACATTTTTTAATCTTGTAAGATACTGTAATTGAACATAAGTTGTGTCAAAATAATTACTCATTATCTGTACAAGGTTTTGAATCTCCCCTTCGTTACTTTCTTCTTCTTCTATAATCCATGCCGGAATTTGATTTATTAGCCGAGATGAATTATTAAAATCGTATATTGAACCAGTAGAAGATAACTCTGCTCGTTTATTAATAAACCGTGGATTTTCTTTTCTGATAATAGGATCTAAACTCTCTGAAACGTTAGTGAGTCTTAACGTATTTACTGCTGATCCAACGTTTCTACTGTAATCCTCATTATAGGCTGTGAAAACTCCATTAGAGATACGACCAGAATAATCTAAAGTGATCTTATCTATTGCTTCTATGCCAGTAATACCCTCGTTAAATTTAAAATATACTCCTAAATCTTTATTTTCATCAAAACGATCAGAACCTCCATTGACATGTGTAAACCAATGCCGACCAATTTGCTGAGGATTGCGATTTGTTTTCCAGAATCTAAACTCATCTAGGGAGGCAGATAGTTTTCCATATCCCTGATAAGTTAATTCTGAGTCAGTTGTACCTTCTAAAGATCCTGATACAGCGGCTCTTAGAGCGCCCAAATTAGCCAATAAAGATCCCGTAACTAATCCAATTTCTCCTGCTTGGTGTCCTGAAGCTGTTATGTTTGTCTCCCAACAACTTCCATCTATATAAAAGTCTAAGGTTGGAATTTTAGTATCAGTGTTGAAAACAAATGCGTAATGATTCCAAGATCCGCTGCAAATGTTTATATTACCAGTCGTGGGTACTGACTGTGTAAAATATCCAGTAGTACCAGACAACATTGTTAAATGAAAGCGGTCCTCTGAGCCTGAAAATATTTCAACTCTAAGACGTCCATAACCTGCCGATGAGGAAAGTTGCCCATTCCAAGCGTCAAAAATTACCTGTTTTTCGCCTTGAGCAGCAGAATTTGGCATCCCCTCGCTTTTGTTATAGAAAAATTCTACTGTAGAGCCACTTGGTCCGCCGAACTCTAAGTTAGATGTCCTATTAGTTGGTGTAGAATATATCGTACCGCTGTGGGGTCCTCCCTTAATCTGAATAAATTCTGAAGGAGTTGCAGACGCAGAAGCATAGCCTGATCTAGTTGCTGTCTTTGTGCCCCAGTCACTATTAAAAACCACATAGCCAGTGCTACCAGGATATTGCTCATCAAAAATATATTTTTCAAGAGGGTTTAATTCGTTATAAAATTTTACTTTCTCGGATGCAGGACCATCATAAGGATAGTAATCCGCAATGTAAGTCATTGAATCATTGTAATATTTTTCAGCCGATCCAAACTTTACAAAATTCTCCGGATCTGAATAATCCACTGGTGGTACTAAAGTATTACGTCTTTTAATACTCTCGGACAAGTGTCCGGGCGATTCTATTCCATCAACAGTCTCGGAAGAAGTTTCCTTTAAATATTTAGAAACTACCGTAGTCTGTTTATTCTGTTGAAATAATTTACCAAGTCCATTACTCATTGCAACTCATCATCAATCCTAAATTTAAATATTTCTTTTTGATCCTGATAATTTCCGTTTATATGAAAAGAAAATTGTACTCCATAAGTATATCCTGCTTCCAATAAAGAAGTGTCTAGTTCAAAATAACTACCACTCAAATCATATGAAAGTTTTGTGTAATTCTTTACAGCACTGCCAGTTCCAAAAGGTATAACATCATAATTATCTGAAGTTCTAAAAACACGATAGTAAGCAGAATCTATAATTTCTACTGGTACTTCTTGTGTAGCCACTGTATAGATATTAGGAGACCAATCTTTTCTTCTTGTAAAGACACGCAATCGTGGGTTTTGTCCTTTTATATAAGAAGAATTTAAATTAGTAATTGTTGTATTATATTCAGTATTGTAGATAAGTTCTTTTGCTTGTAGTACAGAAGGAATAAACGATCCGACATTGTAAGTTATCTGACTTGCTCCAGAACCTGTAGACCAAACATCATAATAGGTTCCTGTAGTAGGTACTTCTCCAGCAGTCGTACCAGTCAATGTACTAGCAAAAGAACAAGTATAAATACCCGTATGTTGTATACCGTTTTCAACTAGCAATCCGCCAGTTAAAAAGAATCCTGATTTTCCAGTCCATTTATCAACTAATTCCAATGCATTACCGGTTGGAGATCCAGACCCTGAAAATATTTCTACTTTTAAAGTATCGCCAACAAGCCCTGGAATATTTTTTAATTGCCCACGAACCTGATTATAAAGGAATAAAGTATTTATATTATCTTCGCCTGCGACTAAACTGCTACTAATTGCAAAATTAGCTCTGTTATCTTTGCGACATGAATTCCAACGTGCTTCAATGCACGGTCTAGACAGAAAAAATTGAGATGTTCTACTAAAGAATTTTTTAGTATAATATGTACCTAGGTTTCCTGATATTACCGGATCGGTATGTTTTACTATAAGTCCATAATTAGGATATGTATTAAGCGGGTCTGTTCTCCATTTATCCATTGCAAAATTAATATTTAGTTCTAGGTTTTCTACCCCGCCAGTAAAAAAATAACTCGCACTATGAATGGAACTTAAATTAGATTTAACACCATAGTAATCACCGCCAGCAAGATCCCAGGTTTGTGATGGAGTAGCATTAATCCAGTTTGATTCCCCAAGATCAGTATAATTATCCATATCTAAACCAGTGCCCTCATTCCATCCATATTCTTTTATCATGGATACATCCAGACTATAACTTAATGGTGTTGTTTGAGCATGTTCAGCGTTAAATAAACGTAATACATAATCAACACTAGATGAAGGAATAACATTATTATTAATATCGGATAGAATCTTATTTACGTCAAATTGTATCAAGATTCTAGATTGTTCAGCATTAGTTGCATTTATAGAAGCTGATGTTTGTCCATGAATAACAAATGCTTCTAGTATATCAGAGGCACCCATGTTGGATCCAGTTCCTCTCGTTTCTAAATTTTCTTTAAATGCATTGGTAATAGTATTATCACTAGTAGCGTAGTATCTTTTTATTCCCATTATTTTACAACTCCAAAGATATCGCTCTGTGGGTATAAAACCTCTCCTATTGCAAATTCAGGTATTATTAGGAACCGACCATCATCAGATAAGTTTTTATTTATATTGTATACAAAATTACTATATAAACCACCGTTTTTATTAATAAATTCCACATTGAGAGTATCAGTAACTCCAGGAACATCGTTTAAAATCTTGTATATCTCTGAGATGTAAAGAGCATCTCCAATATTTGGCTTTACATTGAGATATTTATTTATAATAGCATTAATACAATCATCTACTAAAGTAAATCTATTAGTTTCTAAATCAGCTAATACTTCAAAATTAATACCTAAATTTATCACTTTTGCGTCAAGAACGTCTAAACGATCGCTTAACATTCTGCGGGGTTCAAGCCATTGTTTTAAGTTAGTTTTTAATTCAGTATTAGGAGGAACAAAGCGACCGTTAGGTCCTTCTTCTGATAGAACATATAAATTTAAATTTCTTTGCATAGAATCTTTGTCTTGAACAACATTAACTCTTTTTATTTTACCAAACTTAGATGGCATACGATAACATAAGTTAATATAATCTGCTCGGCTAACTGCACGAGCTTGAGTTGCAAAAGTGGCATATGCACGACGGCGTATTTCTTCTGGTCCTAGTTCGGTTACATCTCCTAATATTGGAGTTTCATTTTCTACTTCTAGAGATGATATCACAGTGTTCATCACAGCACCATCTAAGGAATTAATGTTTTTAAAACTAAAAGATGTATCAGATACGTTGGTTACTGTTCCAATTGGCGCATTAACGTCAGATCTTGAATTTGCAGAATAAACTATTGTCAAATTAGTATCAGTAGGTACTACACCAAATTTATCGGTTTGAACTAAATTAGATGGGTCAAATGTAGTATCAGTGATATAGTTTCTACCCGTTACATTTAAAACAACATCTGCTGGGTCGGCGACTACATTATCGGTTAAGTTTTCACTAGATCCATAACCAAATTGTATGAAGCCTCGCCCAAATTGATCAAAACTTGACACAAATCTACGTGGCGCTGGGATGGCTCTTAATTTAAATGGGACAGCCATCATGGTGTTTGTATCGTGATTAGGAACTTCTTTATAGATTATATCTTGACTAAGAAAATCTACTTCGTAATATATATTTCCTTGTTGGTCCGAGACAGAAATAACTTCTACAACATTATCTCGCTCCAATTCAATCTTTAAAAATCTTTGATAATCCCCAACAGCAACATTATCTATAAATCTTTCTCCTGATACTACCTGCCCAAAGGCTTTAATAGCAAAAAATGTAGGTATGCCTGAATTATTTGCTACTTGAGAAACAGTTATTTCATTTGTGGGGTCTGTAAAATCTACGTTTTCAATAAGAGTATATACCGCCCCGCCTTGAGATGTTAAAGTTGTGCCAGCCTGAAGGATGGGAATGTAAGAAATGTCCGGGCCTAAAGTTGCATTATCCACAGGGACTTCAATATAAAACGATACAGTCCCTGTAGAACGAGCAGATCCCGGAAATTTAAAACCCATTTGGTTAGCAATACTAATAATATTTTTTTGTTCTAAAGCTGTGTCTAGAAAATTTTCATTTGTTTGATAGTCTAGATAAAATGAAAGTTGGTCTCCAACGTAAGCAACCATATCCAACATTAAAGCCCCAAAAGAAGCCTCATTAAAATCTTGAAAAGTAGTAGGATAATAACGTTTGGCATAATTCACCAAATCATTCTTTATTGAGGTAAATTCTCTACTTGTATAATTAATTGGTCTTATAGCCATGGATAGTTCCTATATTTTCTCAATTATAAATAGGCTTGATTCGCAGTTATTCTTAGAGTATCTTCAGTATTTACACCAGGTAAAGTGTATGTTATCTCAATACCAACCTCATTAAAAGCTAAAGTACTATCATCATCACTGGTTTGGAAGAAGATATTTTCTATGACTATAAACGGCATAAACAGGTCTTTTTGCTCTTGAATATCTCCTACAATTTTTTCAAATGTTTGATTATTAATCGGCTCAAAAAAATACTGCCTTAAACCTACTCCAAAATTAGGTATCATTACCCTTTCCCCAGGAACTGTTAGGATAAGATTTTTAAAATTTTGTTTTATAGCCTCGCCTATATTTTTTGTCAGTCCATATGGCCCGTCTAAGTTACTAACCTTTAAAGGAAGTTTAGGCGATATTCCATACATTTTACTCATATTTTATCTCCTTTTATATCCTAGGGAACTTAATAACTAGGGGTGTGGGGACAAATGCAGGATTTAACATTTGAATTAAAAGATTGTTTGCTTCTTTTGTTGTATTTTCTAATCCTATCTGATATTGTGAATATCTCTGTGATGTATCAACAATTATGTCAAATGAAATCATATACAAAGCCAATAAAAAAGGAGCAGGTAAATAATAAGCTCCCACAGCATAAAAATCAGGAATCTCTCGGTTGGATATCGGTATTGCATTAGGAAGCTGACTCCATGGTCCATCTCGTCTATTTTCCTTATAAGATATTAAGCGATTTAAAAACCTTAGCTGGTGTTCTGTTGCATCACGCCTTAAAGATTTAAATAATTTTAAGAGCAAATTATCATATGCTTGAATTGGTGTTTGAAAATTACCTAGACGGGGGACAAGAGGATTTACATTCATTATATCATTACCATTAGGATCATAGAAATTATTCTCTAAGGAATTAAAAGCCGCATCATCTTCTATGGTTGAAATCTTTTCAAACATTGATACAAGGTACTGTTGAATTATAAATTTTAATTTACTCTCATAAGTAACATCATCTAAAACTGGCTGATATCTCCCTGGAGTATCTTCAAGCCGTACATGGCTTGCTCCTGCGCCCCATTGCCAATTCCATCTACTTTGAGTGCCGCCTTGAAAAACTTGAGCATCATCTGAAAGAGCAAGAGAATACAATGAAAATAAGATATTAATATTGTCCGCATACAATTTATTAGTCTGAGATTTGGTTGTTTCTTTTATTACATTTCTAGCTAAATAATCTGATAAAATTGCCATTGTACCGGGTGTATTAAAGGCTCTATAGGATCTTAGTAAAGGAATTATGTTTAACATAAAGGGAGTTAAATAATTCTGCAAACTTCTCATCAAAGTTCTTCCTAATTCAACATCTGTGCATTTTTCTGAGGTTTCGTTGAATGGATCCGAAAATAATATTTTCATGACTTTTTTAAACTCTTCTCGGCGATCGGTCTTATAGTAAATGGCACATAACTGCTCATATACATCTTCACTTAAATTAGAAACCGAAACAATATCAGATCTTAACCTTTCTTGAAAAGGTGTAGCCCCTCCAACACGCAACCTATTCCAAACGTTCTCAGATACAAATTGATCTAAAATTTCCTGTGTTAGTGTACTATTAAGACTGGGAATATAATACGCAGCAGTCTCTCCATCAGGCAACGGAAATGGATTACCAATATCACCAAAACCCCTGGCACGAGCCATTGATTGTTCTTGTTTTGCTGATAAATTTACTAACTCTTCGGAAGGTTCACCGTCTATATTCCTAACATTACGAAGTGTTATGGTCGGCATTGATGCCCCAATCCGATCATCCCTCTCAGGAAAAATTCTATATTGGAAGTTTTCAGTTGGAGGAATAAAAATATCTGATAAAATATCTCCTGTTTGTACGTCTTCAAATTTTTGCTGCGAAATCTGTCTGTTAATTGTTCCTTGATGATGCAAGTAAATATCTGTTAATATACTACAAACAGAAACACCTTCAGGAAGAGAGAAAACCCTACGAGTGCGTTCTGGTCCGACTCTCATTTCTACGCCTGGGGTGGTGAACCAGTCTATAACAATCCGGGGAGTTAAAACTCCAGGTCTTGTTTCAAAAGTTAAATCGTCACCCTCGGCAAGGCTCGGAAGCGGTTGTGCATTTCCCTCACGCACTTGTCCTTCAACTTCTACAGGAGCACTAAAGGGCAAGCAAGGAATAAAAGGTCCGTCTGGTGGCGGAGAAAAACGCCAACCTGCTGTTTCTAAAAACAACTTAAGATCATCCATATAAGTTTGTAAAGTGTTTACATCCCGATCATATTCTACGTTAAGAAAGACATTGAGTACGGAAACCCATTGAGCTATTGCAGGGGCCAAAACCCCTTGCACGTCTCCACGATTGCCGCCAGGTACAAGAATCTGTAGTTCACGGGCTATATTGTATGCAGTTTCTATTAATACGGGCGCTGGTAAAGCAGGTATCTCCTCAATAGTTTCTCCTAATAGTTCTACTGGTATGCCAAATCTACCTACAGTAATTTTGACTCGTGATTCATCAAAATTTAAATTAAACTCAATAGGATCATAATTTTGTGGTGAAACATAGACTGTAGAATTGTCTTTCTGAGCGTAATTAAGTCCGGTTTTCATCTCTCTCAGATAAGTATCACTGTCTTGAATATCATTCCAAATAACTGACTGTGAAAATTCAGAACACTCATTTCTGTTTAATCTGCGAGGTGCAGCCCGAGACATTAAATCTGTAGAAGAAAACCATTCTGAAGCCCAATCTTGTGCCGCTTGGCTAATTTCCGCAATATATCTTAAAAGCTCTTTAAGTTGCTCAGGGAATCCAATATCAGCCCACCACTCGTTCAGCGCATTTATCCAACTTAAATCGTAAGGATCTACTTTACAGATATCATCTAAGCGCCCTTTGGTATTTTGTATTTGTTGCGAGATTTGAGATCTTATTTGTCCGTCAGAAAGCTCTCCGAATGGAACCCCAGGATCAGGATCTGGACAAAACGCTTCATCAGGAGAGGGGTCTTCGGGAAGAGCAAGATTATTACTTTTTAATAATACTCCAATTTCTTTAAAATAATCTCTAATACTCTCAGGTGTAAAACCTAAAATTGCATACTTAATATCACTTCTATAAAGTGACTCTTGAAATAAGCTTATGATTAATTCTTGTTCCTCAGTTCCTATACCTCTAACATTAAGTATATCTACTAGAGTTGTTCCATAAAGCCGGTTAGGTACTGGTTCGCCATATGTATTTAATTGAATTTCTGGGTACTGCTCTCTTAACTGGGGAATATTTATTTCTCCATTATTTACCATTTCTGAAATAGTGTCTAATAAATTACGAGATGCCTCGCTGTTTAGTAAAGTTTGAAATTCAGATGGGGTAAGTATTTGAGACACATCCTTATTAAATTGAATCAATTGATCTAAAAGAGGAGGCGATTCTTCTATTTTTACTTTATCGGGTAAATTAGTCAGAGTCCCTCGTTCTATAGTTATTTTTTTGTTTCTCAATCCTATTTTTGTAGCAACGTCTACAATATCAATACCTTGAATATAATTATTTATATCAATAAAACCATATAGATTTGCTCTCTGAGCTATTTCATCTGCTTTTCTTTTTGTTTCTTCTGGTCCACAACCCAAAAGAGCCTCAAGAAATTGAACCATTGCTCCCATTATTAATTGCTTGATTACTCTAATTGCTAATTTTTCTAATGCTTTAAAGAAGGGTTCCCACTTGTTTCTTCTAAATGGTGTTTTTGTTAGTTCTATTCTAATCGGAGGACTAGCAGCAGATTTGATCAACCTATTAACATCTGGAGGAAGATCCCCAGGTTTAAGCTGCAACGATAATTCTTTACTTAAATCATCAAAACCTAACAAACAACTTATTTCTTTATTGATTTTATCCTCAATTTTTTTAGCAATAATACCTGGGTTTCTTAAATATCGCTCCAGAGATTCTGGATCTCCTTCTAATCCAAGTTCCTGCCTTAAAGCACTATCATATGGAAAAAGTTCAAAATTATTTTTTATCAATTCTGATTTTAAGTCTTGTATGATTTTTCTTTGAAGTGCTTCCCAAGATGATTTACCATTAACTAAATCATACATTATCATAATATCTTTTACAGCATTGCCCAAAGTTGTATCACAATTACCAGCAGCCTTTTTTAAAGTATTATAAGCGTCCTGTTTCAGAATCTTTTTTTCAAATAAATCTGGACTTGTACTTGGTGAATCTCTTAATATTTCTGTTATAGTTTCAAAAAGTTTTGGCGGCTCGGTTCCGCCAACGGTCAATTCTTCAGCCAAGTTATCTACAACAGTAGGATCAATTCTAGGCGCTGGTATCGTATAATTTGTTAAAAATACAGTCCAACTTGGCCAGTCTTTTGTTGCTTGAGAGAAGGTTTCGCCAATTATATCCCTTAAGTAAAAGATATAACCTAAAGATTTTGTTGTCTGATTAGAGAAGGCATTCATGGAAGAAAGATTCATTCGTAAAAAATTAGGATTTTCTTCGTTTTCTTTTGGCTTATTAAAAATAGTTTGTCCTAAAAATTTGTTATATAACATACCGTTATAGACAACATAGTTTATTTTCATATTATCATCAAATGCTAAATCAAAACTATCATTATTGGCATCTACAATATTTATTTTATTTAAGGTAACAAACTCTTCCATATTGGAAGGAAAACTATTTATTCTGTCTATTTCTCCTGGGATATTTAACCCATCAAGACGTCCATTTGAAAGTTGTTGTGAATCTAAAATGTTTTCATAATATTTAAGTACAGTAACTAATGATGGGATATTTTCTAAGATATATTGAAGAGTATAAACACCATGTTTGTTAACAGGATTTTGTAACCCATCAAGTAAAATTAAAGATTTTTTATAGGGAGATAATTGCTCATCTTTAAGACTTTCTGGATTGTTAATTATATCAAGTTGGTCTATCATGATACGAGGTATTTTAATCAAACACGCCCAACGGCTGTTTGGCCTTTGTTCAATATGGGAAAAAAATTCTATATCGTCATTAGGGTCCTCTAAAGCAGTTTGAAGATTATCAATATTATATTTCCCCGCAAATTGTAAAATACCTGTAACACCTTGTCTGATCATGTTTTGTATATTTGTAAGTGAATTTTCATTTTCAATATCAAAAGCGGTGGGAGCAACTACATTTGTTCTAATTGCATAGTAATAAAAATTATCGGTAAAATTATAATAAATTTTTGGAAAAAAATCACCCGGAGGAACATTATTCAACCAATCTCTCATATCTAAAGAATCATCTGATAATTCAACAGGGTCGGATGATATCTCTTCTTCAGAAATTATTTCTGGCTCTAACACAGATTGGATCGGCAACCCAAAGGAAATACGAATATTCTTTATTTTTTCTGGAGAAAAATCATAAGGAATTGCAATCATTCTCGGAAGTATTGAACTTGCATCTTCAGGGTTTCCTAAATTATCTTGATTTTCGGGCTTTTGAGCTTCTGGAGTAGTAACACTGGTATATAAATTACCAGCTTTATTTTGTCCAATTTTTTGTGCAACTCTGCGAAGGTTTTCTATTGATTTATTTTTAGATATTGATTCAATAACTTGTTCTTCTTCGTTAAACTTTCCATTTTGTGGATATAATGCCAAATAAGCTTTTAAATCTTTTACTGTTATAATAGAATTATTTTGCTCTAATGGTCCTAAAATCCTTAATTCTGTTCCAACATTTGGATAAGAGGCATAATTTACATAAGAATCGTGAATGCCTGCAATCACCCATTCATTCCTGGGGTTGAAAAAATCATAATCAAAACCGTCACCGACTATAATTTCTGGATATGGATTGACAATATTTTGTTGATAGAAAGAAAGCGACATATTATTTTATCTAGTTTGTATTATTAAAACTGCTGTTAATATAACCTTTTCCAAATGGGTGTAATGCATTCAACTCCCAAGCTTTTACATTCTTATCGTAAACAAATGTATCAGCCATATCAAGAGCATAACTTGCAGCATTTACAGACATCTTTAAAAGAGATGCCCCACCGTTTGGAGGCGTGCCTGGTCCAACTGCTGAAATGTGAATATGGCTTGCATACTCCCAGTGTAAAAATATTAGGTTTGTTAATAATCCTCTACATGTTGAATTTAAGTCTCTTATAAGTTCAGCAAAATTTGCCATAGCCCTTATAAGTTGATCACCTTTAACCAATGGTTCTAGTGGGTGAACTTTAGTGTCATTTCCCGCTATAAGATCAATTCCTGCAATTTCTCCAGCAATATTTACACCTTGAGAATTATAATTATCAGTGCTTGTAACTAACTTAATACCCTCTCTTCCTATGATTCTTACCCCATCAGCTTTAACCGCTATACCTGACCTAGCATTTGGACTTCCTACTGATCCTTCGGTTAGTGCAAAGTTTTTATCTATATCGGTCTTTTGAGAGATATAAACTCTTGCTGAGTCTAAAAACATATTTTTATTGGTTAGAACTTTTTCCCCTGATGAATTTATCTGGCGGGCTAACATGCCGCTAAGCCCTGTAACCAAATCAATTGTTCCAGCATGAGAATTACCTTGCCCACCGTAACCAGACTTTAGATCGCTTGACCGGTCTCTGCCTAAAATAATATTAGACATTCCTTTTGAAATAACTTTTTCGGATTTTCCAGCATTATATTTAGGATTTGGTTCTATTATATTTTCTTGTAAATACCCACTATTTAATACCTCGCCAATCTGGTTGTTAGATCCTATAATTGTTGCTTCATCTTTGGCTGCAACTATATTTTTTGCGGAGCTAGGTATTCTATTGGCGGTACCTTCGGCTCTATCGTATTCCCCAACATTAGCTATACCAATTGCACTATTGATTGCTCCTCTGGCTGTATTGACATTTTCAATTATATCTAGAGCAGTTCCATCAGTGATCCATTTTAAAATTCTAACCATGGTTTACTCCGTTTTTTTCCACTTAGTAGACAAAAATGTAACTGGATCTATTATTCCTGCCAAACTTCCAACTCTTCTTCTTTTCCTTATCTCAAAATGCAGGTGCGGACCTGTCGTACCACCTGAGCCTGGTGAATCTTTTGCACCACCAGAAAGACCGATACAAGCTCCTCTTTTTACTATATCTCCTTTTTTAACAAGAACATTACTCATGTGAAAATAACAAGAGTGAATAGCACGGTCTCCTTTTCCACCATACCCATCGTGTCTAATAATAATATATGAAAGCTTTGTGCTTGTAGGAATACCGCCATTAGGAACAGCAGACACCACTTCTCCTTCTAGGGTGGCTAAAGTAGGAGTGGATTGTGGTGCAGCAATATCTTGACCTCGGTGGGAGCGGGTTTTTGTTATTGTTTTACCGTTTTTTCGTACTGTAATTGTTCTTTTTGGTTGAAGCCCAGAAGTTAACCTGGCGGGTTTGATAGCTTTTTTAGTTTTAACATCAAAACTCCCATAAACCAAAGGCCATGCAGGAAATTCAGCATTCGGATCTTGTGAATCTGCTCCCATATCAGATAAAGTAGAATCTATGTATTCTCTAAGATTTGTCACTTTTTTACAATCAGGTATGTTAGTGGTGCTAGAAGTATCCTCTTCTTGTTCCGTTGGCGTTTGTCCAGAAGTGCCCGGCAAATCAGAAGTTGGGGCAGTTGTTCTCTCTACATTATTGTCTCTAGATTGATATGCCGAGTTAACTGTCTGAGGATGATTTTCGCCTACATTTTCTTTATTTTTTAAAATAGGTTTTTCATCTTTAGGAGCCGATCCAGCTAATTCTAAAAATTTGCAAGCTGCTTGGTCTATCATCATTTGCCCAACAGCCGTCATTACAGAATTATTATATGTTTGAGCTTTTTGTCCTAAAGCCGATCCATCCACCGGATTTTGAATTAATCCTAAAATTTTACCATTTCCAAATGTTTTAAACTTATTATTTTCATCTATAAAACTAACAGTTATATTAGAACCTACTAAGGGAACTTGTTCTAGGTGTCCAGAAAAGGTCGGATACATATCAATAATGGAATTATGTCCACCGTATTTAAAAGGATCTGGAAACATTGTATGCAACTCTGGGATCGCTGCCCGTACAACAAATTGATTAGAAGATCCAGGATTTGCAACCCCTAAGATATCTGGGATTTCTCCCTCTTCAACTCTTAGAACCACAGCATTATATATTTTGTTTTGATGCGCTACGGATTGAAACTTTTTAATAGTAGAACTCTGTTGAGCATCTAAAAAATTAGTCTTTCCTAAAGAATATTGGGTTTTAAGTTTTCTAGATCCCAGATTAGTATTTGTATTTTTTTCTAAAATAGTTTCATCACGAGAAGTTCTTTTGCGACTAGCCATAAAAATTATTCCTCTTTTATAAGATCAAATAACTCTTTCTTATCTTCATCACTAAGTGTTTGGCTTTGAGAAGTTGATTCTTTTTTGTACACTAAGGTTGCCAATTTTACAAGTTGTTCATTACTTCTCTGCAAGGTTTCCACAAACTTTGCGGCAGTGGATCCTGAATCGGCGTATCTTTCTTGGGACACGTTCATATACTCTTTTAACTGAGATAATAAAGTCTCTGTCTCTTGGCGATCATTGTTTATATTTTCAAGTGCTTGCTCTATTAATGAGCCAAGATCTTTTTTCATAATAGGTGCTCCTCATTAATAAATAGCACCTTATCTAATTTCCCCGCTGTCCCAGCGTCCTTTAAAAATTTTATACCGAGCCCTCATTTTATTAAGACAGCTTACTATTTGCTTTGTATTAAGTCCGGTTATTTCTCTAAGATATAGATATATGGCTTTTTTATTGAATATTTCTATTTGTTCTATGTTTGTCATCAAAGTTATTACAGCGTTTAAAACTTTCTCTTCATTAGGTTTCATTGGAAAATCTTGCCATCTCTCTATCTCTGAAAGGAGGGTCTTCCAAAATTGCATTTCTTCAAGATTATCTAAAATACCTGACTCGTTAGTGCTTTGAACCGCATCTATTTCTTTAACCATAGAGTCATAAGTTACTTCTCTACGATTTTTACTTGTTTGTTTTTTTGCTTTATGAGTAAACCAATTTTTAGTTACCACAGAAAAATATGAAAATGCCTTAGTTCCCTGGGTTGGGTCAAATTTGCTTAAGATTGTAGTTAGCCAAACTTTGCAATCATCCTTTAATACATCTATATTTTCCAAACTTGTAAATTTGTATGTATACACAATCTTATCAACAAGTTCATCAAACGCTGGCTGTATGTCATCTATATAAAGCTTTGTTCTAATAGTGTTATCTGTTGTGGCACAATATTTCAATATTGCGTCTTCTGTTTCCTTAGTAAAATAGTGTCTCTTTTTTTTATTCTTTTTCATTATTTTCTCCGGACACTATTTCGTCAGTAAGATATTTTAAATTATCATACAGGCTTAAAAGTTCACTCGTTTTTTTAATCATGTTCTCAATTACTGGTTCCCCGTAATAAATGTCCATTTTGTACACTTTCTCAAGTGTTTCATAATATTCAACCAAAACATCTTGGAACACAGAAAAAGTTTGCCATAGGTTATTAATCCTCTTAATTGATTCACGAATATACCACACTAGTAATACATTTATTACAACACTAATAGTTAGAAATATTGATACAATCATTTAGTGCTCTTTTTCTTAAGAAACTTTTTGTGTAATTCAAGCTCTTTTTTTGCTTCTTTTATAGAATTAATAACTTCAGTTCCTACTTTTTTATCCTTCGTTGTTGTTTTTTTAGAGTATTTAACCTTACCAATCACTTTGGATAAAGTATTTTTTCCTCCACATTGACTACAATCATGTAGTTGTTTTTTATAAGAATGTCTAATTGTAAAAAGTTTTTCACACTTTGAACAACTATATTCATAAGTTGGCATTAACTTGTTTCTATATTGCTGTTAATAGATGGAGGATTGGTCACATAAATTTGATCTTCTTTTACCTCTAAATCCCAATCGCTTAACATATCAGTGATATCAGTTTGTTCTGCTAAACATTTTTGCAACGTCATTAGCAAGGCTCCAACGGCTTGATCTGAAAGTTTCATTTTTTATCTCCTTCTGTTTTTATTTGTTTGAAATCCTCTTCAAACATTATTTGTGCAAGTTCTTTAAATTTAGTTCGTGGTTCCCACTTTAATATTTTCTTTGCTTTTGTGGGGTCTCCTAGTAACAAGGGAACCTCATGGGGTCGGAAAAGTCGCTCGTCTATCTCTACATGTTTGTTTACATCAAGCTCTGCGTGACTAAAAACTTCCTCAAGAAACTCTCTAACGGTGTGTGTTTCACCAGTTGCAATAACAAAATCATCAGGATTTTCCTGTTGGAGCATTAACCACATTGCTTCCACATAATCTTTGGCATACCCCCAGTCCCTTTTAGCGTCTAAATTTCCCAGATACAGTTTATCTTGAAGTCCTAATTTTATCTTGGCTGCGGCCAATGTTATTTTACGAGTTACAAAAGTCTCGCCACGGCGGGGAGACTCATGATTAAATAAAATACCGCTAGATAAAAATAAATTATACGCCTCTCTATAATTTCTTACCAAATGATGTGAGAAAACTTTAGCACATGCATATGGTGATGCTGGTTGTAAAATTGTACTCTCACTTTGAGGTACGGCTGGATTGTCACCAAACATTTCTGAAGATGATGCCTGATAAAATTTAGTGTGTGGGGAAACTATTTTCAAGGCATTTAAAAGCCTAAGAGTTCCAATTGCTGCTCCGTCAACCGTATGTTCTGGAATATCAAAAGATACCCTAACATGAGACTGTGCTGCTAAGTTATAAAATTCATCGGGCTGGTATTTTAAGAAAAGCGAATACATACAAGATGCATCATTTAGATCAAAATATTCTAGGCTGAAATTGTCATTTTCATATATGTGATCTATCCTGTCAGTATTTAAAAGTGACGTTCGTCTCTTTAAGCCAATAACTTGATAACCTTTTTCCAATAAAAGTTCTGCAAGATAAGAACCATCCTGACCTGTTATTCCTGATATAATTGCTACTTTTTTATTGACCATATCTTATTTTACTGCTAAAATTTATTTTTTATAGCCCCTGATGTTGGGATAATTTTTACAAAACCAATTATATGTCTCCAAAAGCCCTGTTTCAATTTTTGTGTATTCATCTTTATTAAAACCAATGCCAACTAAACGATCGTTGGTAGATGGTTTTTTATACTGTCCAGATAGTTGATTACTATTCCACTCTATGGGTTGTTTTAATCCTACAATATTTTTGATAGAATGTGCCAAATCTCCAATACTTAGACTATCAGTATTACCTATATTTATAGGATTTGGCTCATTGTATTCCTCCATTAAAAAGAGAATAATTTTTGCAACATCTTTTGCATAGGTAAATTCCCTGATTGGTTTTCCATCGCCCCATAATTCTACTGGCTCATTTCTTAGTTTTGCTTCATGCATTTTTCTTATCATAGCGGGAACGACGTGCGAATCCTCTAGGTGAAAATTATCATTTTTTCCGTACATATTATTAGGAATGGCTGTAATAAAATTACTACCATATTGCTCTCGGCACGCACGGGAATGAGCATCTAACATTCTTTTGGCATAAGCGTAGGCAAAGTTTGTCCAATGGGGTTCTCCTTTATGAATATTTTCTTCTTTTAAAGGGTAAGTGGTTTGTGCGGGATAAACACAAGTACTCATCATGGACAGCATCTTTTTCACATTTCTTTTAGCAGCGCAATTCAGGACATGAGTATTGATTAAAATATTCTCACTATAAAAGTCTGCTAAATAAGAATGATTAGCTTTTACCCCTCCTACTCTTGCGGCTAAATGAATAACCCAATCGGGCTTGTACTTATCAAACATTGCAGCGCATTGAATTTTATCTTTAAGATTAAATTGGCTAGATGAAACAAATTGGGCGTCAGGTATAAACTCTCTTAAAGCATACCCAACCATTCCAGAACCCCCAGTTACTAAAATTTTATTTTCTTGCACTTTATGACTTTTCTAAAAATGATAAGACCTTATGTGTTATATAATCTATTTGGGAATCTTCAAGGTCTGGATAACTGGGCAGGATAATACATTGGGATTGTAAAATATCAGCGTTTGTGTTTATTGAAGGTATATTCTCTAAATGTCGGTGATGATTTATACTATAAAACATAGGTCTGGAATCAATACCATTTAACAACAAATATGAAGCAAGCCTTTTGATAAAACTTTGGTCTTTATTTTGTATTTTGATACCAAACATCCATTTGGAGTGTTTTGTATTAGGATCCTCTAATTGAAATTTTATGTCATTATTAATTCCTAAAATATTTTTATATCGTGAAAAAACCCTATTTTTTTGTTTCATTATTGTTTTTAAATCACTAAGTTGACCATATAGAAGAGCAGCTTGGACATTTGTCATCCTGTAATTGTAAGCTAAAATATCATGTATAAATTTCTTTTTAGATTGACCTTGATTTTTCACACATTCTACATATTCTAATACGGCTGGATCATTTGTGATAAATGCCCCACCTTCCCCACTAGTTATAGATTTATTACCATAAAAAGAAATAGAAGACGCAAAAGATTGAGTCCCTGTATAAAAGTTATTGTATTTTCCTAAAAATCCTTCACAGTTATCCTCTAAAAATATGGTGTCTGGGTAAATTTCTTTCAACCGGGGGACATTAATAATATTTCCTATGTTGTGGACTATCAATACGGCAGTTTCTTCATCTAAATGGTCTGCTAAATTAGTGTAGTCGGTATTCCATGTATGTATATCACAATCTAATGGTATCAGTTCATATTTATTATCATAAAGAAATGAATTCCATGCCGCTACATAAACATTATTTGGAACTATAATCTTTTTTATATGAGGATATTTAAAAGCTAAAGCCAGCGCTGTTAGGTGTGTTGCAGACGTCCCATTATTGGTAAACACAATATTTTCATAACCCAGAATATTTTTAAATTGTTCCTTTAATAACTCAATATACTTACCATTTGAAGAAACCCACCCCGAATCTATAGCATCGTGTGCATACTGCTTGTTTATTTCAGTAAAATATGGCTTATATACTGGTATATTATCAGTTTTAATATGCGTCATAAATTTTTTCTTCAAAAAAATCAGATTTAGATATTGAATTTATCATATTTTTTTCTTTACATCTTCTATCATTTGTAATGTATACGCTTCTTGCGATTTCAATAAATTCTTGATCAAATTCTTTATTTTTTTCTTTGATTCTTATGGCATCTTCAATATCCCATATTTCCTGATTTGTTGATTTAAGTTTTTGGTACAATTCTTTAATTTCTGGTGTCCAATAAGGTTCTAACTTTTCTTTTAAATACTTTAATTCGTTTTCTATATTATTTTTTGCACTTTTATCTTTAACATGTTTAAGCTTAATTTCTAATATAGATAATTTATCAAAGGCATCGCCGGTTGGTACTTTAATTTCCATAATTTGATTTACTCTATTTTAACGTGAATGAGAAAAAATTAAAACAATCGTGGTATTTTGATGGGAAATGTTCAATATTCTGAACATTGAACATCTTTTGAATGCAAGTTTGCTCCCACCCAATAGGGTATTGTGGTGGAGCTTTTTCACTGCCAATAGGATTTGTGGAAGGATGAGGATAATCTTCTTCTACAATAAATAAGGTTTCCTTATTTGAATAATTTTTACACATATTTATGATTGCAGCATGTGAGAATCTCCATGAATCTATAATAATAATATCCGGGGTGTATTCAATGTTTGTTTCGTAATTATCTAATTCTAATGATTCTTTGTATTGAGAAAAATAGTGCTCCTTGGTCAACGGAGGATTATCGTCAATAATGTTAGGAATAACGATATTTTTTACATCTTCCTTATCGCAAAAGAATTTATTATGAATGTGAACATTTGGAGTATTCTCCCATATGCTATTAGCCCAGTTATAACAACTAACAACCCCCTCATAAGAATTTATTACAAATTCCTTGTTTAATTCTGTAAAATAATCATATAAATACTGAGTGGTTCCATCACCCATACCCGTACCTATCTCTAAAATATTTATAGTATTTTGTTTATCAGTGAAGGTTCTACGATAATGATTTAATATGTTATTCATCATTATTTTCATATTTTTTACATCGCTCATTCTAATCCCCTTAGAATATTGTTGTGATATTTAATCTTCAAAAAACTATCTGAGTTTTCTTGATTATACTTCACAGAATTAATTTGGTTAAATACATCCCCTCTTAAGTCTTCCCATCCGCCCAGAAAAACTCCAGCTAATTTGTGATATTCAAAAAGAAAATGAATTGGATTTTTAAGATTAATAGGTACACAGTCTACCAATAAACACTCATAATTTCGGTGAACATCTGGACCTGATCCCTCTAGACATAGCACAAACTTATACTCATCTATCAGTTTCATATAATCAGTCCATGGTAATTTTTCTGTTTGAGTTTCCACAAATGGCAGCTTACTAAGATACACAAATAAATCTTTCCTTTCAGGATTAGTGTTAAATGTGTGGTGCGGTAAAAGTATTTTTTCTTTTTTGTCTTGGAACGGCGTTCTATTAAGTCTATGGGAATGTATTAACTGTTGATTACCGCCTACTCGTTCACGTTCTTCAAATCCAATAGGCAACGGAATAATTTTATCCCTATTCCCAGATGGAGGATTAGTGCAAAGCCACTTTATTAAATTGGGGCTCTGTATAATTTCTCTATAAGACGTATCTCCGTTACTACCAATGTGGTAAGAAGACCCCCCTGTTATAAGTGTAAATTTATTTTTAATATTAGGTAGAATCTCATGTTGAAAATAAGGGTGGTAAATGTAATCTGTCTTGACAAAAATTACATCGCCGTCATTGACATCTTCAGGATGAAAATTTTCTTTATTATGTAGCCGGGTTACGCCAATAGAATTGTAATATTCTTCTGTCATATCAAGCACATGGTCTGATAGCATAGGCATCCAATTGTAACATATGTAAGAATTTAGATCAATTGTTGTCATATTTTATTGTTCTCCATTTTTCTTTAGCGTATTTACCTAGAGTATGATTTCTTAAATCGTGGTAAAATAAAAGCTCTGCATTTTCATAAAATTCTATTATACTTTTTAGTGAACTTTCAATACAGTGAATTTCTTTTGCTTCTTCTATAACTCTTAATAAATGTAGGGGGTTTTCTTCTAAGTCATTCTCTATAACTTTAATATTTTTATTGACAAAATGATTGCGGTCAATTACATATCCCCTTTCGGGACTATCATGAAGAAAAATATACGGTTCACCTGTTGGGTTTAGTTTGTCAAAGACCCTACTCTCTTCTTCCATATCCCTTTGAACATAAAATTTATTTACTCTAGTTTCCAACGGGAAATTAAGTTGTTCATAAAAGTATTCCCAACAATTTTTTCCCTCTGCTACATCTCTTCCTTTGGACCCCATGTAATGTTGGTGCCCTACAGTAAGAACTCCACACTGCCCTCTTTCTGTTTTATCCTGATAATTTGTTACAATATTTTGAGCGTCCTCATATTCTTTTTCGTAATTTCTGACTTCTTGTACTATAATATCCTCGTCGTCACGGTACATGTAATCTATTATAGGAAAGTGTGACTTAATTGCAAAAACATGTATTTTATCAAAATCAGATGGAACCATTTGTTGCTTAATATATCTCACAAGCCCGTTGCAATCAAAGTGATCACCTAGTCCAATATGATGATGTACAAACAAATGCCTCATAAATACTCTTCTCCGAAAGTCACTAATTCAGGTACATAATTCTCTTGAATATATTGTAAATATTTTTTTTGTTCAGCAATAATGTCATAAACAGACGGATCAAAAGATATATTCCCAAGAATGTGAGATGGTGTATCTACCTCTAAGAATTTTAGATTATTAACCACCTTATCATATCTCTCATTTACAAATTCAATTGAGTGCTTATAGTTTTTATACTCATAATGTTTATACCACAATTGTTTCAAAGCGTAAAAACGGCGATTAATAGCCTGTAAATGTATAATCCCAAAATCTTTTGTCGCTGCTTTAGGGAGTGACACTGGTGGTGTTCTAGGTGTATGATATTTCCAATCATTCATGTTAAACTTCCCTGTATGTTTCAAGGGTAGTATAAAACTTCTGTAATTGTTAATATATTCGGGATCTTGGCGTATCTTTGACAAAGAATCATTAACCACATTAAACCAATATAAATAAATATCTCTTGATTCGTACACAGGAATAATTTGATCAAAATTATCTACCATATTTTGAGACCACAATTCATCACAATCAAAAGCTATTGCATATTTTGCTTTATTTTCTCGGCTATATTCTAACATACGTGAACGGTTATAAGACTCATGGAATTTGTCTAGCCTATCATTTAGGATAACTGCTCTATCCCCTAAATGATCTTTGATTATTTCAACCGTGTTATCTGTAGAATTATCATTGTAAAAAACAAATTTTTCTAAAGGGTAGTTTTTCCATATAGGTAAAACCTCCCCCAAAAGGACTTCTTCATTTTTAACCATAATGTTTCCATGTGTGGTCATGTTTTAACCCTATGGTGATTTATAAGTTGCCTAAATCCTTCTTCTCTGAAATTATTACCAAACTGAGATGGGTCCTCATATGTTGTTATTTGGTGCTTAACCTGTAATATACTCAAAATGCTTTGATCGTGGCGATGATCTCTAAATTCTGGGTAATTCGGTAGTCCGCAAGTATTTGGTATATCTGTGATTATACGAGGATCTTGTGCATATTCTAAATATTGTCTATAAAATTCAAGTGATGCCTCCGTTTTACGGCATAATTGAAATGTTGCTGTCAATTGAGGTATGTCTGTGAATTTCTCCTCATCGGCATTCATATAGTGAAAACAATCTCTTTTAGTCCATATTTTATTAACATTTTCAGGATTATTCTTAAACAAAATCAAACCTTTGGGATCTTTCTTACACAACTCAAACATGTAATCGTCAAATGATCCAACAAATTCAGTGCCTGCGTCAGAATAAAATAATAGATCATCATCATTCAAGGTCCGAAGAGTGTGAAATATAATATATGGTTTCCATAGCCAATACCCCGCTCCCCGTGGCAACCTAAGTATAATATCATTTTTTCTAGAGAAGTCTGGGTCTAAGCTATGACTGCCAAATTCTTTGACTTCGGTAAAACCCCCAACAGACAGTCCACTCTTGGAGTTTAATTTTTGAGATTTTAAGTATAATTTATCCGCATAGTTAATTAACAGTTTTCTCATTTATTTATTTCCTTGCGTAAATCTTTAAAACACTTATGAATACCATCGTAACTTGAAACTTTGGCTCCCCATCCAAGTTTTCTCAATGAATTAGTATCTGCCAGTGTGTTTTCAACTTCGTTTGGGCGGTCAGGCTTAATGTCAAAATTAACCTCGGGAAAATATTCATTAACAATTTGTTTTATCTCATTTAGAGATATATTAGTTCCAGTTCCTACATCAAAATTTTGCCCCTTAAAATCATACTCATAATCCATACAAAATAAATTTGCAGAAACAATATCCTTAACGTGTACCATGTCTCTTTTTTGATTACCATCCCCTGTAATAAAAGGATTTTTTCTAGCTCTAATATAGTCCATCCAATTAGCTATGGCAGTAGCATATGGACCGTCTGCTTTCTGATCTTCAGAATATACATTAAAATATCTTAAACACACTGTATCTAAATTAAATATTTTAGAGTAAAGTATACATTCAAGTTCTGACATTTTCTTATGGAGAGCATAGGGGTTTTCGGGTCCCTCACCATTTCCATATATTGCCGATGAACTTGAAAAAATAAACCTTTTAGCCTTACACTTTCTGGCTATTTCTAGTGCTGCTGTGGTAGATAAGACATTATTCTTCATTGTGTCATAAGGATTTTCCACACTATATCCTACCCGAGGCCAGCACGCAAGATGAAATAAATATTCAGGGCAGAAATCTAATATTTCTTTGTGTCTTTTTTCCCAGCAATCTTGCAAAGAATATCCAGATTTTATATCTACTCCTAAAACATTATGATTTAATCTTCTTAATTCTTTAAAAAGATGATCTCCAATATACCCGTTATGTCCTGTTACTAATACACGACTCATACAAAAAGATCCTTATATTCTTCAAGGACTGATCTTTCTTCTTTAGTCTTTTTTTCATTGTTAGACTGAGATGTGCTCAATCCATGTGGGTTAAAATAATAGTTTCCTAATACAACAGGGATACGTTTAAAAGACGACCCATTCTTGACACACCGAAGCCAAAATTCAAGATCTCCAGCCGAACTATAGGAGTCATTAAAAAAACCATTCTTATCGTGCAACTCTTTTTTCCACAGAGGCATACACCCAGGCAAACATTTATGCATTATTTTTTTATCATATTCATAAGATGGAAAAATATTAAGTGCCCTAGATGTATAAAAAGTTTGATTAGGAGCAGTATCCATTAAGAACATTGGGTAAACTAAATCTATTGTGGAGTTTTTATTTAGTACATCTAAACAAACTTCTAAATTATCATATGAGCGACGGTCATCTAAATTAGCGTTTGTAATGTATTTTCCTTTACAATTTTTAATAGCATGGTTCCAAGCACCATAAACCCCTGGGTCTTTATCTAATTTAAAATAGTGTATATTAGGGTACAGTTCAATATATTTTTTAATAACGTTAGATTCATATGAATTGTTTCTTTTGTTACAATCAACCAACAACATTTCACATTTGTCAAATATTGTTTGCTGTACCATTTCTTCCATAAATTGATCAATAAAATCGGCACCCTCATAAACTGAAGTTATAATGGAAATTATAGGATCGTTAGAAACAAAGTTTAATTCGCTGGTTTTATTGGGCTTCAAATCATCAATCCAGTTTTTTATTTTTTCTAAACTAGATTTTTTATGATTTACAATTTGATTTAATAAATTGCCCTGCGAAGAATAATCATATGATTCCGAGGCAGCACCAATAAGATTGTTAGTAATGACTTTACACCCTGCTAGCTTTGCTTCCATAAAAACCCTAGAGAAGGTCTCTGGTGTGGATGGAAAATATACATAATACTCGTATTGTTGTAGTTTTTCAAACAGTTCATATGGTGTATTACTCTCTATAAGGTCGTATTCAATAGAATTATTTTCACAAAATAGCTCTGCCTCCGCCTGTCTTTTGATTGGATTACTACTTTTTAATATGGCAGCTTTATTTTTTCTTTGGGGTGGGTTTTTTATCGCCCTTTCAACATGTTTTAAAAAATCTTCACTCCAAAACGACCCACCCATGTTAACTACATTGGTAAGGTACGGAAGGTTTGTTTTTAAAATATCTGCGTGTAATTTAGATTGACATGCAACTATTTTTGCTCTTTTAAATAACTCTTGATAAATCAACTCATTTTCTGGTATCTTAAAATTGTCATAATCTGCGGGGTTTCTATTAATACAATACTTATGATCATGTTCATATAAGATATAATTACAGTTCATTATCTCATTTAAACTTTGGGCTGGAACTCTTAAAAAACTTCCTAAGATAAACACTGAATTTTTTCTTTTTGAAATATACGCCGGGGTCACTTTAAAAGATTGAACCTCCTCCACATTAAGTCCGTATTCTTTTAAAGAGTTCACGATCTGTCTATTTACAATTTCTGCTCCACCTTGAGGAATATCCTCAAAGAAAACATCCGCTACAAATACTACATCTATATTATTAAACAATTTTTACTTCGTTCTTTTGGTTATCCCAGGATTTTTTTTGTTCGTAAGTATTATAACAAGCTTGACATATTTTATCAAACTGTATTTCCTCTGAGAATGTTTCTTTTAAATATTTTTGTAACCTTTTTGCTTGGCTTATTTTTGCCTTTTGAGCAGTAACCATGTTTCTCATTGCTTTTTTTGTGGTTTTGGGATCGCAGTGCGCCCATTTCATATGTGGCTGAATAAGATTGTCCATTACTGCTCGTTCATGTATTTGTCTGATCTCAGGGCGAATGCGCTCGTAAAGGTTTTCCATTTTCTTACCATTTTTTGTTGGAACTCTCAAAAAGTCCAAATGTCCAGACCACCCTGTAGCGCAGACAGGTAGTCCGCTATAAGCCGCTTCATATAGTGGTAAGCCAAATCCCTCCCCATGTGTGGTTGATATATAAGCGTTTATTTGAGGATGCATATAAAGTCCATGCATTTCAGACTCAGACATGGATCCATGGATCCAGTGAATCTTACACTTAGCACCTCGGTGATTATTTTTGATGTGTTGAAATACTCCATTTCTGAGCACTTCTTTATCAAAATAAGAATTATTGCCATGGTGTATTTTGGCGACCATACCTATATTTTCATCTCTAAATTCTTCCATAAACCAATGTAATAGATCTTCTACTCCTTTTCTAGGTGAAATTTGTGAAATAGTCAGGAAGTTAAATTCCGTAGAAAGTTTTATTTTATCTGATAAATCAATTTCCTGTACTTGTTTAACAGGATATCCAACAACTTCAGAAGTTGTAGAAATACCCTTTCTTTTGATATTATCATCATTATTTTCAGATTTAAAATCAAAATAAGGATCAGTAAATCCTGATTGAGAGTGTTTACTAGTAAAAATAATATGGTCCATGAAATTAGCTGGTTGAATCCAATGGTTCGGTATTCTATCTGTTTCTATACCTGCTGTAATACCAATATTGCATGGTGCAGGAAAATGTTGCGAGTAATTAAGCCATTCATTTGGTACCGTTACTTGTATTACTAAATCGTAATTTTCTTTATTAACCTCCTTTTTTATACATAATTCTTCGTACCTTGCAACATTCGGATGAGTCGTAGAAATCCAACTTGACTGTCCCCAATGAATAGGATGTACGTGTAAATCAAAAAGATCGGGTCGGCTATCTAATGCATTGACAATAAATCTTCCATGTTCCCCATAACCACTACGGGTAAAAAGCGGACAAACTACTAAAGTTTTAATCATAATGTTTCTACCTCCCAAGATGAATAATTTTTTCGTGTTGACCACGAGCCAGACTTTTTATGAATATCAAGCATTAAATCTACCCAAGTTTTTTCAAAGTTTTTAAAGTTATAATTTTTGTTTACATGATCACGTCCAGCTTTTCCTAGTTCACTTCGTTCTTTTGCTGACATATTATACAGTGTCTCTAATGAATTTATAAAATCGGTTTTTGAAATTCTGTCTTCGTGTATCCACGGTACATTTGCACTTCCTATAACAGCTTTAGAGCAAGGTTCAATACCAATCCCAAACCAATTTTCTCCATCAGTTACTTGTTCTTGGAGCCCTCCAGTCATGTTAACAATTATAGGAGTTTCGCAAGATAAAGACTCCAGAGTTGCTAGACCGAAACCCTCAGCGTCCGAAATATTTATTGTAACATCGGCAGCATTATACATTTCTGCTAAATGATTAGGGGTTAATTTTTGTGTAGAAAAAACAATCTGACCTTTTGATAATCCTAAATGGTCAGCTAAAACGTCCAAAGGTTGCCCATGAGGATCGTGAATATCTGTATGAAGTAACAAACATGCTTTATCATGCCCTACTTTGTCTAAAAATTCTTTAAACCAAAACAACAAAGTCCCACTCTGTTTTCTTCTGGCGTTTCTGTTATTCCAAAAGAAAATAAATTTATTAGTAGCATTTATTTGTTTTTTTATAGCTGCTACTCTTCCTAAAGATTCGGGATCTGATAATTTTTTAAATATTTCTCCTTGCACGGCATGAGGCACATATTTTTCTTCAACGTTTGGAGCCACTGTCTGAACAATATCGCTTGTGACTTTTGATATTGTTGCTATATAATCATTAGAATTATACCAGACTTTATTATAATAAGGGTAAGGATAATTATCCCACACATGATAATAAATCATAGGAACACATTCCCTTACTTCGTCTTCAATCTTCCACAACCAATCATAAAAACGTGGATCGGTCATAAAATATAGAATATCTGGGCGATGTTGTCTTAATAAGGATCGTATCAAATCAGGATTGCCGTAACCGTCTACCGGGATAATTATCCAATCATCCTCAAACGGTTCAACCCTAGAAATAGTATAATCATCATGTTTCATTGCTCCACCCAAAGAGATTACTTGAAACTTACCACTCTTTAAAAGAGCTTCAATAACATATCTTGTTTGAGTACCTACTCCAGATGGTGATAAAGGGTGATCGCTTATAGTTAAGATTTTTATTTTTTCTTTTTTTTCCAACTTTATGTCTCCTACAGGCAATGCTCTGTCTGATAAAACTCACATATACCAAATCGGTCCTTACAATTTGTACAAGCAGTCCGATTCTTTATGTAATTTTGTTTATTGATATTATGCAACGCTTTTGTTAAGGCGTTAAGGGCATCTGTTGTTCTTTTTTTTGCTGCCGTCACCCGTACGAACTCGGCTTTCTTGCCGGGTTTTGCAGTTCGTTTGAGCAAAACAAAATGACAATCCACATCTTTTGGGTCTATTTCATATTTGCGAGCATAAAAATGTTTATAAAAAACAAGTTGATAAGCCATAATTTTGTCGTTCTTCTTTTCACGACGCCAGCCCCAGGAGCAAGTCTTCCAATCAATCAGATGAACCTTTTCATCCTTCTTGGAGTAGACCACGAGGTCAATAAAGCCTTTGAACTTTTTTTCTGCTGCCGTAAATTCGGTGATGGGTACATACAGATGCTCTTCGGCTTTTAGTACTTCCCAGTCCTCACCAAGTTTACCAAACTTATCCACCAGGCAGCGATAAAGGTCAGGAATAATATCTAGACCATTTACAAGCCACTCTTTGAGTTTGAAATTGGCTTTGGCGTCATGTTGTGCTGCTTCAGGCAGAGCCTTCAATTCTTTTAGAAATTGTTCTTTAACTAGCTTATTAATTGCGCCCTGCGCTCTATATCTTTCGGGAGAAGTTAAAGTATATTCACAAACAGTGTGGATAGCTTTTCCAAAAGCAGTAAAAATATTGCCCTCAAACTGGGCAATTTTATCAATATAAGTGAGTTTATGATAATAGGGACAGATGTGCCAATTCCGCCACTCGGAATAGGAAATATGTTTGCCTGCCAATGTAACCCGCTTTCTTAATACCGTTCTAGATTGTGAAGTTCTTCAATTTTATCATAAAGAACAGGGCTAATATTCTCTAGGGTATCACGCTTACCTAAATAGTATGCCTCAAATCCTGTGGCAAAATATTCTCGTAAAGATACTGCTGCATAAGGTCTTATAAAACTTCCGGCTGTAACTAAACGCAACATATTTCTTCCAACCCTTTGATACAAAAATTTATCAAAACTTTCATCAAATTTTAGTTTATCAAAATTATATTCACGGACCCAATATCCCTCAGATTGAAGTTCAAATTTGAGTTCTTGTCTTTTTTTTAAAAACTCATTTATTAATTTTTCATCTCCATAAATTTGTTCTGGGTATAGAGTTTCTAAATGATGTGCAAACTCGTGAACAATATCATCAATCAAATCATTGGTATCAGACTGTTTATTTGTTACTTGTAATATATTATCCCTATAAACTGCGTTAACTCCCCGTTCATCAAATTCTGGACTATGTTCAATTTTTAATGCTTTCAAATTATTGTAATAATGGGAAGGAAAATTCTTTTCTAGTACATTTAAAATGGCCTCTAAATTAATATCTTGTGGTAATTCATCAACTTCAATAACATTTAACCTACCATCAATCCTATTATATGGCATATCTTTTATCTTATTTTCAATATAGGTTCTCATAAAATATCTGCTGCAAGTGTTGCTAACTTGGACCTTTCCCCTTTGTATAATGTAATATGTCCGGATATATCATATTTTTTAAACTTCTCCACAGCATGAGTAAGTCCGTTTGATACAGCGTCAACATATGAATTGTCAATTTGTTGAATGTCTCCAGTTAGAACTAGTTTTGTTCCGTGTCCGACTCGTGTAATTATAGTCTTAAGTTCGTGGGTTGTTAAGTTTTGTGCCTCGTCTACAATCATAAATGCATTAGAAATAGAACGTCCACGAATGTATGTCATTGCTTCTATTTCTACTAGTCCTTGTTCCATATGCATGTCAAGGGCTGTTTTATCTCCAAACAAATATTCTAAGTTATCTCGCAATGGAGCGATCCAAGGCATCATCTTCTCTTCTAAAGTTCCTGGTAAAAATCCAATATCTCTTCCCATGGGTTGAACAGGTCTGGTAATTATTAATTTATCATATCCGCCCTGAGATCTTGTACTGTGTAAAACTTGTTCTAACCCACAAGCTGCTGCCAACAATGTTTTTCCTGTTCCCGCTTGTCCTGTTAAACTAACAATATGAACTTCTTTATTAAAAAGAAGATCCATTGCATATTTTTGCTCCTTGTTGTTTGCAGATAATCCCCAAATATCTTTATAGGTATAAACTCTTTCCAAAGGGGATTCATAACTTACAAATCTTGCTAAAGCTGATTTATTTTCGTCTGATTCTGATTTCAAGACAAGATAATGATTAGGGTATAGTGATACTTTTTGTTGAGGAAGAATTACTTTTTGCCCTGCATAGAAACTTTCTATAAGGTCTTCTGGAACAACCAAGGAAGAGCTTCCATCATAAAGATTATCTACTGATTTTACAGCCTGTTGAGGTTGGTAATCATAACACTCAATACCAAATGAGTCACACTTGACCCTCATATTTAAATCACGAGAAATTACAGCAATATCATTGCCTTCTATTTTAAGCCGGATTGCAATAGCAATAATTCTATTATCCGAATCTCCCTCTTCCATACCTGATGGCATATAACGTGGGTCGTACTGGGCAGCAAATACTCTTCCCTTGCCCGAACCTAGCGGCACACCAGAAAAAAGACTACCCTTGGACCTTAATTTATCCAAGACTCTGTTCATTGTACGAGCATTTAAGCCGGCTGTATCTTGCCTGTGTTTGTGTTTATCTATTTCATCTAAAATAATAGTAGGAATTGCAACGTTGCTTCTTCCAAACGAGAACAAAGCTTGAGCTTCAGTTAAATAAACATTTGTATCTAAGATGAGTGTTTTGGCCACAATAGGTCCTTATAATATTTTCTATAATAAATAGTTGTTTTAAATAAAAAAGCCGCCCGAAGGCGGCTGGTGGAGGTGGGGGGATTTGAACCCCCGTCTTGTCTAGTTCCGTAAAAAGGTCATTCACAAGGTTAGGTATGTTTTTTTCGTCAGACATCCCACTTGACTAGATCATTTTTTTTCTTTTTTCGCAAAAATAATCAAAAGCAGTTCATACATCATATACGGCTTTCTGTTTATTGGCTGCCGCCGCCTCATGGAAGGTCAGGTTTTTAAGCTGCCATCTCCATTGAAAAATCGTCGTTTGCGATTATTAGATAAGCGTTTTTAGTGAGCCACGCTTCCCTCACCCTTGCACCTTTTTTACTTTCCCATCAATCTATACCAGTCACCCCCCTATATCAAATAGTATTTTTACTTGCAAGATTTATGCTTTTTTCAATTTTTTCTAGTTCTTTTTTTATTCTTTTAGTTTTTTTCAATTCGTTGCCCAGTGAATTTTCTAACAAACTAAGAAAAAATATTTTCTCCTTGTTAGTTTCTGCTTGTTTTAATTTAGATACTATGGCTGGTATTTTTAAAGTTTCCATCAGAAAAACCCCTCGTGACTTGTTGGTGCGCTTAAGAACTCTGAAGATATCTGTATAGCTTATCAGAACGATTAATAGCTCAGTAAAAGCAGAAAAAGTAGTAAAATAAGAAAGAAGTAAAGAAAAGGTTTAGATTAGCTGTTTAAAGCTTGCAAGCTATTATAACCCTGGTTTCAAAAGTGTTAAGTTTTTTTATAAATCTGCGAAAGGATCGTCAGTCGCTGCCGGTTCTTCTGTTTCTGTTTCTTCGCCAGTTTCAGTGGTTTCTTCGGCACTTGAAGCAGCCTCTTGTTCTTCTGAACTTTCTTTTTCTTTTTCTTTTTCGTATTCAGGAGTTGTTGCGTCTGGAAGATTTGCCTGCAATTCATCTTCAAATTTATCAAAGTATAGCAGCATATTTGTTAAAAGATAGTCATAAAAAAGATTTTGATCTTCTTCGTCAGCTAACATGTCGTAAGCATCAACTATTTGTTTTTCAATTTGTTTAAATGTGGTTGCGGCAAAATTTCTACCCGTTTCATTTTGGTCTTGAATTTGAACAAATTGACTGTCAACATCATCACCTTGATTAATATCAATAAATTCACCTTCTATAGATTGTTCTTCTTCGCCATCAGCTTGTGGGTCTAAATCAATAGTAATTTTTTCTAATAAAGCGTCTTGATCTATCATAAATTCAAAATTCTCAGGAAGATTTTCTGCCTGAGTAGCTGCTTCAATGGGTCTAAGAGAATTTTTTATGGCATGTACAATGTGATTACGAAATGACTCTCTTTGTTCTTCGCTAGTGGTTAGCATTTTATAATCATCTTCTACAATCGGTATGATCTTTTCTAATAAACTAGCTAAAACATTAATTCCAGTATATTGACTTGGTTCTTCTGTACCAGCAGCAGTTTCGGAAATAATTTTTCTTACGATGTGACGAATTTTAGATTCGGCTAGATTTTTTTGTTTCAAATTTTCTTCAATTCGTTTTCTTACGTGGGAACGAATCAATTCTTCAGCGATTAAATTTTGTCGGCTTATAGTATTCATTGTATTATAATTATCTCCGCCTTTGGCGTTTTCCTTTATTAACTTTACCTTTTTTAACTCGTTGAGGTTTAGGGCGTCTATAGACATTGTAACGATTAGGAGATCCAAACCCACCAGCCGTACCTTCTACTGCGCCGCCAGCCATGGTAGAAATTTCAGACAGAGCACTATCAATGAAATTATTAAATCCTTCATTACTTGTAGAGGAGGCTATCTCATAAGCCTCTTGTTTTTCATCCGCTGATAAATGGCGGGGCAAATAAGAAATAAACTCATCTTTACCACTCATTCCTTTATTAAGTAAATTTCTCATTTGAGTCCCGCTGACTCCACCTGCAAACAACGGAGTAATCACTGGTTCAACAATGACGCCTGGATTGTTACGTTCGGCATAAGATTGTGCTCTTTCAAATCTTTTATCGTCAGTATCTTTTTCACTTTTTCCTAATAAAGCCACATCTCCGCTTTGGAAAACAGAATTATTAGCAACTAAATCATAGACATCACCAACTGGGGATGGAGTTGTTCCTTTTTGGACTTTAATCTTTGGAAATTCTTTGGTATAAAGTTCCCACAATTTTATAGCAGCATCAACACCTACAGGAGGTCTCGCTTTCGTGGAAACAATTATTATTACTTCATCTACTTCATTCATGTCAGAAAAATATTTAGCTAATTCAAAATGACCAGCATGAGGTGGTTTAAATCCACCAGGGATAAGGGCGATCTTTTTATTTTGATTTTCTAATAAAAATTTCCTTTGAATTATTTTATTTTCAGATGTAAGTTTTTTAGTCTTTTTAGGGTATCTAAATAATCCTAAAATCTGATTTATGGGGGCAAAATTACCTGCAAATTTATAAGTGTGCCCATTATAATCAAAAACAATCGCCTCTATTGGTGTGGTTATCTTTGAAAAATCTTTAATTTTATTTAATTGTCGTTGCATTATTTGCATAGAATAAGGGTCTTCTGCCCCGGCATCTGTTATTTGTCTAACGGCTGCACTTAATTCATCCTTGAGCCGCTCTACTTCTTTTGTATTATCAGCAATAAAAATACTTTTTAAACCTTTTAAAATTGCAACTGTAAAATTATGAACAGCAACCTCTAAGGGGTAAATAGCTTCTTGAAATAAGGTTCTCTTTGTGGCGATTATCTGATTTAGATCTTTTAAATTTTCTGGGCTTAAACCCTTTTTTAATTGTTTTAATCCTATTTGTCCAGGTAATTTCATTAAATATTTTACCAATTCTTCCTTAAGATCGTCAGAAAGTTCAGTATCTATACCATTCATTAATCGGCTAAAGACATAATCTTGTACTGTATTTGAATCATTAAGACCCTCGGCAGAAATTGCTGAATCTATTTTTGCTTGTGCTTCTTGTAAAGCTGTGTCATCTTCTAATTTTTGCAAATTTATTATTGCTTGACGAGCAAGTGAATAATCATTGCCATGTAAAGCTTGTTGCATTCTCTCTAAAGCATTGTCCAAAGTCTCTAAAGAACCATCAGGGATAGGTTGTTGTTCTCCAGTTTCCCGATCAAAATTAAAATGCCCAACGTTGTGTATTTTCAATGTTTTGCCATCATATTTAATAACGTTTCTTGCGCTTGGATCCATTATTTCAGCATTGTACCAAATGTTGGTATCAGGTCCAAAAATTCTAATTTTCTCTTCGTCACTTAGTGCTTCCGCTGCTTCTTCAAATGCTTTAAAACCACCAGTGAAAGCTTCTTCTAAATTTCCTCTTCCAGCAAACTTGGTAGCTAATGCTACTGAATCTAATCCTCCGGATTTAAGATTTCCTTTATTGCGTGCTCCTTTGGCTTTTCCTTCGGGAACAGAATATGAAAGAAATAAATTTTGTCCATCTACTTTTTCTTCGGCTGTTAACTCTCCGTTTGAAGCAGCTTCCATTATTTGTTTCATTTCAGAAAATTTTAATTCAGGATTATCATAAAGATGATCCATGTGCCCGGCTACGCCACCCATTTATTTTTCCTCTTTTAATAAGGTGAGTTCAGACTCTAGTGCATCAATGCGCTCATTTAGTCCTCTTAAGTGCCTTTTTATACCACGAATATGTTCTTTTGCCAAGGAAATTCTATTAGAATCTCGCTTATTTGTAACACGGACACTAGAAATTATATCCTGTAAAGCTTGTACTGAAGCTGCTGCATCAATTGTTAGTTTTTCATTTAAAAGAAATGATTTTGTTATTTTTTTCCACATTATAAAGTTCCCTCTGGTGCATCTGGTTGAATTTGTAACATGCTTCCACTGACAACAAAACGGAATCTCACAATATTTCCTTCCGCATCGGATCCATGTAAATATAAATAGTTGTTAGATCCTGTAACAAATACATCAGCGCTCGCACTCAAAGCAACGTCATCTGCATTCCATTGCAATTGAGGAATACCTTTTATTTCATTAGGGTTGCCAGTAGCTTGCAAAATATACCCGTTTACATTATTAGAAATAGTAAGGGAACCACCGCCACCACCACCTGACTCAGAAGGATTTCCTCCCATATTTGATTTAATAGGGCCTAATAATCTACGATCTAAGACAGGCACATTATCCTCCTTGACTGCTATTAAAGAAGCCATAGATGTCTGTATCTTTTCCTGGGAAAGGATAGCTGCGTACAACAAACCCATTAACACTTAAAGATGATGCTGCTTCAGCCCGTAAAAACATTGAGGTTGTTCCTATACTATTTCCGGTATGAACAATACCAGGGTATACTAGTGTTAATCCTGCTTTTGTAGCTATATCTACTATAATATTTGTAGCAGCGGGAAATGATGGTGTTGAACTTGGAGACTCAACTGACATTGTAAGTTCTACATTTGCACTTGTTGGGTTTGCACACCACAAATATAATTCTTCTACGACACCATGGGAAAAAGTGTGAATTTGTGTAAAAGTAGTAGAATCCGAGGAGGCGCTAATAGAAATGGGTGCACCGGTAAATATACCACCCAAAGACGAGGATAAAGGTAGCTTAGCGGAGCCCACTCCTTCTAATTTTTGATTACCTATACCCACAGTTGTAGGTATCTCAGGATATTGTTGATATGTTAGTGAGGGGAATTTTACCATGACATATATATTTAGTTACCAAAAACTTTGTTCAATTTGTGTTGCATCTCTTGAATCCAAATACGATCTACCTGTGTATTTAACCGAGGATTATTTCCTTTTTCCCAAAGTTCCATTTCTCCTTTAGCGATGGCTTTTTTTAGGAATACCCGAATAGCAACTAATGGAGAGGATAAGGCAACATTCTCTATGGTACGATATCCCGCAAAAATAACTCCAACAAGTTTATTATCTTTGTTTAGAATAGGCGAACCGCTTGAACCTGGTTTTGTGGGTATAGTATATACAGAATAACCCCTGTCATGATAACCAGAAAACAACCCTTTAAATATAAGAACTGTTCCAGTCCAAAAAAGACCATGAGGTGCAGCAAGGTTATTAACTGTTTCTCCTCTTTTAGGTTCTTTATCTGCTAATTTTAATGTGGGGGGATTTGTTATCACATTAGAGGCTCGCAACAAACACAAATCAAAACGCCTATTAATTAAAATAACTTCTGCTTCGTTTTGAAAACCATTCAAATCAACAGTCTTAAATTTTGATCCTTTATTTTCTATTCTAAACCCATCTATAATCTGTGATTTTGGAAATTTAGACTCACATGAATGACCTGCTGTTAAAACATAAGAAGTTCCTTGTGAAACTTCACTATGAAAAACATAAGACCCAGAAGAAACGTATTGCATTACAGCTTTTTGACATTTTTCTTTTCCGGTTTTAGCGTCTAAACCACAGCCCTCAACTTGTACCGAGTGTTGTATTTGAACAAAAGAATGTCTTGGTAATATTTCTTGAGAAGAAGGTTCTTTATTGTTAATAGTTACGCAACCACTAACACAACTTGTCATTAAAAGTAACGATAACATAAGAAACTTGACGTAAATTGGTGATTTTTTTATCATAGTATAGTAACTAGATTGAAAGGGGACTATTTATCCGTAGTAAATCAAATCACAAGATTTACTGTAAGGAAGTATAATAACATGCTAAGTGGTGTAATCTTATCAGGCATTCTGATGCTAACAGGACAAAATATAGACTTTCCAGATATTTGGAAAAAAATAGAAGGTAAATGGTCTTATGTTGGCGAAGTGAAGGAAAAACCTCAAATTTTGTTTTGGATAGAAAAGAAAAAGAAAACTAATTCTAAAAACATAGTTACTAAAGAGATCAAAAAGATGCCATTTATCGTTTTGACTCCCAAAGGAGAGGTGTTAGATTTAGAACCCCTCCAATAAGGAGTGGTTTTATGTTTCGTATTCCAAAAACAAAATTAAGAGTTACATTGTTGAGTATTTTAGCACTGGTAGCTGCTATATCTCTCCACCTTCAAATAAAAGCAAACAATCAATATAAAACAATAATTCCAAAACAAACAACATATTATACCCCTGGGCAAAAAGATAACTGTAAGTGGGTGATACATGTTAGTCAAAAAATAACCACTGAGCCGGGATCAAACTCACCTATTCAGATTGGTATACCGGAAGTAATAAAAGATGGTTATATTGCCGGAATTCTTCAAAATGCGCCAGGTGATTCTCTTCTTTTGGCTGTAAAGTTACCAACTCAATCAAAAAATAGTCCGCCACTTGTTATGACTCACGTATACAATAAAGATAAACTTCCTTTAAACAAAGTACGATTCCGTGTTTTTAGTAGCACTGTGTTGACCATGATACTGTATAGTAGCTATGATGCTTGTATTGAGGCTACAATGGAATGAGGTGCTGGTTTTTATTTTTTGTCTCCTTGATTTTAACATCATGTCAAGCCTGTGTGGAACAAGACGAATTAGTAAAACTAGAATGCATACCAGGCGAAAGACAGGTTTGTGACCACCATGGTAACATATTAAGTTCTTTTAATCCAGATGACCCACCATCTCTACCTGGCGTATGTACATATGGAACTAGGTTATGCACTTTTGATGGATGGGAAGATTGTGTTGGAGCCATAGGTCCATCTGAAGAAATCTGTGATGGGCTGGATAATGATTGTATTAGTGGAATAGATGACACATTTCCCGAGCAACACCAGTTGTGTGGATTTGTTGAAGATGCTGATTATGGTGTTGGCGTTTGCACGCCTGGCGTGATGAAATGTGACAACGGCGGGCTATATTGTGATGGACACGTTGGACCCACTGAGGAAACTTGTGATGGTTTGGATAATAACTGTGATGGCTCAATAGATGAAGGAGTTGCTAACACCACAGCGATTGTTTGTTATGATGGTCCACCTGGAACTATGGCTATTGGTGAGTGTCGTGCCGGTGTTAGATATTGTCAAGATGGCGGTTTTGATGGACCTTGTGACGGGCAAGTTCTCCCCATTCAAGAAATATGTGATAACCTTGATAACGATTGTGATGGTGAAGTTGACGAGGGGTTTGATACTCGTGGTGTTGATTTAGTTTTTATAATTGATATTTCCGGCTCGTTTGAAGCAGAGATCACATCAATGATAGAAGGTATTACTCCGCTTTTAGACGACCCGATAACAAGCAATTTTCGCTTTGGATTAGCAGTAATAGGTAAACATGACGGTGGGCACCATGCGCCGCCTATACGGCGACACTCTGATATGGTAACTAATTTTGTCCCTGCTGATGAGTTTCTTGAGTATTTGCAAGCTATGCAGCTTATGGACGATGGCGGTATAGAACCGTCTATAGATGCGACAATGTGGTCTATGGATGGGAGTTATCCTTTCGCTTGGGCACCATCTAGTCAAAAAGTTATAATTTTAATGACTGATGAAGTAGCTCAAACAATAACTGGTAAAACAGTCACAGAAGTAAATAATCATGCACTAGATCAAGGATTTCAGATTTTTGTTTTTGCTTTACCCGAACACCATAATTCATTTCTTACGATGGTTAGAGGTGAAGTAGATAGGTTATATACTCCCGCTGCAAACTCTGAAACTGTATTTCAGCAAATCAGACAAATCTTTGAAGATTTGTGTATAGGAAATTAATCCTCTTCCTCATCCTCTTTAACACTCTTGTCTAAGTCAGGTATTTCGCTAATTAAAACTAGAGACTGTTCTAGTTCTTCAATGGTTGCTTGTAGGTTTTCAACCAGGTTTTGTATTGAATCTATAATATCCTCTTTATTTTTTGATGAAAAAGTTTCTTCAATATCTGTTGCGGATTTAGGATAATTTTGTTGAAGACGTTGTAATATTAATCCTATCGCTTTTCCTGCTATTGGTCTTATATCTTGTTCTAAAAATGTGTAAAATACTTTTTTTGTTGATGTTTTCATGATTATTCTCCTATCATCTTATTAATCACTGCTTGTATAACTATTTCTTTTTCCTCTTTAGAAGCTGCCTGAGAAAATCTCCATGCAACTGTGCCTTTCTTATTATTTATTTCCTCGTTTAACGTAGAGATATTTTTTTCTAGTAAAGCAACAGATTCAACCGACAATTTTAAAATCTCAATATTAAGATATCCAGCTATGTTTAATAAAGAAGCAATATCATTTTTAGCATAAGCATCGGCAGCTTGAGAAAATTTCTTATGTAGTTGTTCATCCTTGGTTTTATCAGGGTGTGTTTTGGCAGCTATTTTACGGTACAATAACCGAAGGTCTTTATTTTTAGATTGTTTTTCTTCTGAATTATTTGGTTCTTCTTTTTCTTCGGTTTCTTCGGTTTTTGAGGATGTATTATCTGCAACGGCTGTATCTTTATGGGAAGAATAAATTTTCTTATACGCATCTGGATGATGTTCTTTAATGTATTTACATATATTTTTTTCTTGTTCTATACATGTGTTAAACACCTCCTCTTTTTCTAGTAATAGATATGAATATTGAAGGATATATTTTCTTACTTTTGTTTCGGACATATTATAAGTAGAATAAAAAAAAACAGAGAGCCGAAGCCCTCTGTTTTAAAAACCTGCAAAGATTTAAATATCTTATACTATTATACAACGTTAGCTTGGAACATCCCACCTGATATCTGAAGCTTGAAGTACTGGAGTTTCCCCGCAGTATCAGTGCCAGGTATGGTCAAATACGGGATAAAATCCAGAGGAATATCCGCCGCAGCGGCACCGATAGCGATTGATTCTGAAGAGCCGCCTTTAAAATACGATATTGCATCTGACAGCGGATCAACACCAATTCTTAAAGCACCATCAGAACCTTGGCTGGCTGCGGGGGAATCTGCATTATATCCGCTAA